GACACACAGAAATCATACGGCATGTGGTTTGTACCGCCGGATGTTGGTGTTAATGTGTTGGTATTGTTTGTCAATGGCGATCCTGCAGCAGGTTATTGGTTTGCCTGCGTACCTGGCATCAACATCAATCACATGGTACCAGCCATAGCTAGCAGCACTGTAAACAGTTTAGATGCTGAAGATAAAAAAAGATATGGTAATACTACATTGCCCTTGCCTGTGGCTGAAATCAACAAACGCATCAATGGCGACACACAGGAAATTGATCCAGAAAAATATCCTAGAGTGGTTCATCCTATAGCAGATAGATTTCTTGAACAAGGCCTATTAGAGGATGATGTTAGAGGATTCAATACAAGTTCACCGAGACGAGAAGCTCCTAGCATGGTGTTTGGTATTTCTACTCCGGGCCCGCTTGATCGCAGAACCAGTGCTAAAAAACAACAGATAGGCAAATCAGACAGTCAGGCTACTGTGCCAGTGAGTAGATTAGGTGGCACACAGTTGGTCATGGATGACGGCAATGATAGATTTCACAGAGAAAAATCTGCAGCAGAAGGTCCAGTGAAATACATCGATCTTTTAGATCCTACTAATCAGAAAAAAGGTGATACAGGATCTGCAACGATCCCTGCTAGTGAATATTTTAGAGTAAGAACAAGAACTGGGCATCAGATCCTGATGCACAACTCAGAAGATCTAATCTATATTGCCAATGCTCGTGGCACAGCATGGATAGAACTTACCAGCAACGGTAAGATCGATGTCTATGCACAAGACAGCATCAGTGTGCATACACAGCAAGATCTCAACATACGTGCTGCTCGAGATATAAATCTAGAAGCAGGTAGAAATATTAATATGAGAACTGAATCAGGTAAGTGGCACGTAGAAATTGCCACAGACATGGAATTTTTAATCAACAATGATTCTAAACTCACAGTGGGTGCTAACCTAGATATATTAGTCGGAGCCAAGACTAAAATATCCACCAACAACGATCTAGATATTGCATCCGGAGCAGAAACTAAAATTAGCTCCACTTCAGATATCAATCTAGGTAGTGGCGCAGAAGTCAAAGTCAACGGTACTAAAATATTTTTTAACGGTCCTACAAACGCAGAAACTGCCGAGGCTGCTGACTTTGTAAGACCCTATGATCTCAGAGACAATTTAGCCACTAGCACCACAGCAGGTTGGGACAAGCGTTACCAAGCCGGCATTGTAAAAAGCTTCATGAAACGCATACCCATGCATGAGCCTTGGGCCTTGCATGAACATAGAGCACCGCAATTATTAACTCCAGATAAAACTGACAGGGACACCTAAAACATGGCCACAAGACTATACAACCAACAAACAGCAGCGCAGCGTTCTGCTACGGTAACGCAGAATCAAGGTCAGTTCACCTATAAAGGATTCAGCTCTACTGAAGCTAATAAGAACTTTAAGCTATACGATATCAATCTTGTCAAACAGGATTTGATCAATCATTTTTATATTCGCAAAGGCGAAAAACTGGAAAATCCGGAATTCGGCACAGTGATCTGGGACATGCTGTTTGAACCATTTACTCCAGATGTCAAAGAAATCATAGCCAAGGATGTAGAAGCTATCATCAACTATGATCCGAGATTTGCAGTCACTGAAATCAACATAGACAGCACAGATCAAGGCATGCGTATTCAAGCAGATTTGGTGTATATTCCGTTTAACATCAATGAACGCATGACCTTGAACTTTGACAAAAACAACAGTGTGATTAACTAAGCAGTTTATTTTTAAGGGTAAATATTGGTATGACTACAACTAGCAGACAAAACAATCTCATACTGAATCAAGATTGGACCAGGATATATCAGACCTTTAAAAACGCGGATTTCCGCAGCTACGACTTTGAAAATCTGCGCAGGGTTATTATCACGTACCTACGTGAAAACTACCCAGAAGATTTCAACGACTACATAGAATCATCAGAATACATGGCATTGATTGATGCTGTGGCGTTCTTAGGTCAGAGTCTGGCATTCCGCATAGATCTTGCCAGCCGTGAAAACTTTATTGAGCTAGCAGAAACCAAAGAAAGTGTGCTGCGTATTGCTCGCATGCTCAGTTACAATGCCAAACGTACCGCAGCCGCCAGCGGACTTTTAAAATTTGTTTCAGTATCTACCACTGATACTATCGTCGACAGTAATGGCAAGAATCTTGCTCAACAGTTGATAACCTGGAACGACCCTACCAATACTAACTGGCTAGAACAATTTCTCACTGTGTTGAACAGTGCCATGGCCGACAACACAGAATTTGGTCGCAGCCAAGGATCCGCGATTATCCAAGGTATTCCTACTGAGCAATATAGATTCCGAACTGTGGGCACAGATGTTCCTTTGTTCTCGTTTACTAAGACTGTGGCTAGTAGAAGTGTAAATTTTGAAATAGTCAGCACATCTTTCAAGAACAGTGAAAATATCTATGAAGAGCCTCCAGTTCCGGGTAACCAATTGGGATTTATATATAAAAATGATGGATCCGGACCAGGTAGTGCTAACACAGGATTTTTTATACAGTTCAAGCAAGGTAGCTTGGAACTAGCAGATTTTTCTATAGATGTACCAACTACCAACGAAAAAATTGCAGTGGACGCAGGTAATATCAACAATGACGATGTGTGGTTATTTTCTCTTAATTCGCAAGGTGCCCAACTGGAAGAATGGACCAAGGTGTCATCGCTAGTAGGCAATAATATTGCATATAACAGCGTAACACAAGACATACGCAACATATATGCTATCAACACCAAAGAAAATGACAACATAGATCTCGTATTCGCAGACGGCGTTTACGGAAATCTACCGCAAGGAGCATTTAGGGTATTTTATAGAACCAGCAATGGTCTATCCTATACCATATATCCCAACGAATTAAGAGGTATTAATATTTCTGTATTATACAGAAACAAAAATAATGTTGAACATACACTAACTATAGGGTTGGCTTTACAGAGCACTGTAGCAAACTCGGCAGCATCAGAAGACATAGACACCATCCGAGCAAATGCGCCAGCAGTGTATTACACTCAGAATAGAATGATCACTGCAGAAGATTACAATCTTGCTCCTTTGTTAGGATCGCAAAACATTGTAAAAATAAAATCAGTCAACAGAACCAGCAGCGGCATCAGCAGAAATTTTGACATCATTGATGCCACAGGAAAATACAGCAGTATAAATGTATTTGGTGACGACGGATATCTTTATAAAAAAGAAGACGAGTCAGTATTGTCATTTAAATTTACCAGTAGAATAGACATCATTAACTTTCTTAGACGCAGCATAGAACCAGTTTTTACTGACGCAGAAATTTACAATTTTTATTTTACCAAGTTTGATAAAATACTTTTCACAGATACCAACACAGTATGGCAGTCTATTTCCACAGCGACCAGCACAGGCTATTTTAAAAATGTGGTAGATAACTCACAGTTGTTGGTAGGTGCATATTCAACTAGTAACCTAAAATATGTGTTGACTAACGCAACTGTGAAATTTACAGCCCCTGCAGGCAGTAGATTTAAAAAAGGAAAAATTGTTCCAGCTGATGTCAATGACGCAGATCAAACAGATTATATCTGGGCAAAAATTATCAAAGTTTCCGGCGACGGCCGCTATGTCAAAGGTCTTGGTCCTATATTGTTGAATATTGTAGTGCCAACAGGTGCAATTGCTACACGAATCCTGCCAAGATTTATCAATGACTTACCTACGGCATTAGAAACAGAAATAGTTAATCAAGTTTTTGAAAATCAAAATTTTGGATTGCGTTATGAATCTTCTGAATCGCAGTGGAAACTAGTGACCAGTAACAATTTAAATCTTGTAGATGATTTTATTCTTGGCAAGGCAGGAGATACTACAAATACAAATATAGATAGTTCTTGGATAGTGGCATTTGTCAAACAGCCTGACAGTTACACAGTGAGAATTAGAAAGCTTGGTTATATTTTTGGTAGTGTTAATCAGAATAGATTTTACTTTGACTCAAATGAAAAACGTTATAATGATCAATTGGGGTTAGTAGTAAAAGATCAAATCAAGGTTCTAGGGGTCAATACCAGCAAAGATTTTGTCACGCAACTGATTCAAGATTTTCCTTTTGAAATCAGCGATACAATAAAATTCAGCGACGGCTACGAAAGCACCAGTGAAATCAAACTAAGTTTTAGAGACTCTGACGATGACGGAGTTATAGATAATCCTGAAGCATTTGAAAATATAGTAGGCGTTGATACAGATTTAAATTTTTTATTTTTTCAAGCTACCAACGATATCTACGGTACTAGAATCAGCACACTAATTGATAACTCTACAGATCTTATATTAATTAGAGATAAACAAGACAACATAGATTTTACAGATGTTGTATCATATCCTGATCAACAATTGATTTATTTTTATGATATTGGTGAAAATGTAATTAAACGAGTAAATCGAACAACTAATACCCTGGACATCGCCAGCGAATATTCTGCAGTATTGGGTAGGAGAAATCTCAAGTTTCAATATATACACAACGCTAGTGTAGATAGAAGAATAGATCCTTCCTCTAGCAACATCATTGATATCTATCTGTTAATTAGAAGTTATGATGAAAGTTATAGAACATATCTTGCAGGCGGTACATCCACCCAACCAGTAGCACCTACTAGTGAAGCGTTAAGAACTACATTTGGATCTGCGCTATCATCGATAAAAAGCATCAGTGATGACATAATATATCATCCTGTAAAATATAAAGTGCTGTTTGGCGCCAAGGCTGATCCTGCGTTTCAAGCCGTGTTCAAGATTGTGAAAAATCAAAATCTGTCTATCAACGATAACGATCTCAAGGTAAGAATTATTTCAGCTATCAACGATTTCTTTGATATCAACAATTGGGATTTTGGAGACAGATTCTATATGGGCGAACTTACTACGTATATTTTAAATACTGTAGCTCCGGACCTAGCAAATATTGTGATCATTCCAAGACAAACAAGTCAGGCATTTGGCAGTCTTTTTGAAATACAAAGCAATCCTGATGAAATTTTAATTAGCGCAGCCACAGTTGATGATATAGAAATTGTATCTGCGATCACTGCTGCTGAAATAGGTACAAGAACAAACACAAGTGTGCAATCTGAAAATGAACAAGTTACAACATACCAGACTAGTAGCGGAGGATACGTTTAATGGCTGATAATACATTCCCTAAAAGCGGATTACCTATACGCAGATCAGTCGAACTACTACCTACAATTTTTCAAACTCCTACCAACGATAAATTTTTATCTGCAGTAGTTGATCCGTTGATTCAGCCTGGCGTGTTGGATAAAGTAGTAGGTTATGTAGGTCGTAGATATGACAAAACCTACAATGGCAATGACGTGTATGTTGATACAGATGCTACTTTGAGAAGCAGCTATCAGCTTGAACCTGGAGTCATATTTAGAGATCAGGATAAAATAGAAAACTTCTATGACTACATAGATGTTAAAAATCAACTGAAATTTTTTGGAAACTCTATCGAACGCGATGACAAGCTGGCTGATCAAACGCACTACACATGGAATCCTCCCATAGATTGGGACAAGTTCATAAACTATCGTGAATACTATTGGGAACCATTGGGCCCCCGCAGCATTAATATTACTGGTCAATCTGCGGATATAGTCAGCACATATAAAGTTGTGTTAGGCACAACAAAAAATTCCTTTGTGTTTAGTCCTGACAGCTACACAAATAATCCTACGCTAACTTTATTCCGCGGTCAAACATATAAATTTAAAATCAATGCCCCTGACGAAGGCTTTAACTTACGCACCAATTTTGATTCCGGCTCACTACTGTTTCGACCCAACCAACCGTATCGTGCAGGAAGTTTTGCTGTGTATGATTCAAAATTATGGAGAGCAATTCGTGATGTGTCTGTTTTAGATGCCAGTTCTATTGCCATTGATAGTCAAGATTGGCAGTTTGTTGAATCAG